CCAGACCGCAACGCCTGCCTTGTTGTAGGTCACAAAGTTGCCGTCAGCCTGCATCAACGAGCGATACCAACCATTGGCAGACACGATCGCATCGCCTTCATTCAGTGTTTCACCAGCAGTCAGTTGTGCGCCGAATGCCGTGGACGGGAAGTTTGTGGCAGGCGTAGAACCTAAAGCGTTGTCGTATTCATCAAAGTAATTCGTGCCTGTGTACCCGCACTCTGCACTGCGGTATTTCCACTGGCAAATGTTGGCGATGATTTGGCGCTTTGGTGCACGTACACCAGCCAGGTCAAATACTGCCGCCAGTTCAAACTCAACAATCTCTCGGTTCTCTAGTGTCTTGCGATCAATGTAGTAAATCTCACGTGGCATCTCCTCATTGGCAGGTGTGCCGTAAGGATTCACACCGCCTTCAAAGTTCACAGGATCCAAGAATCGGCTAAGCGTGCGGATGCGGATGAACTTGGCACCGGTCAAATCGTTGCCAGGCGTGATCTCGTTGACGCCCAACAGCAGTGCAGAGATACTGCCTAGCAAGTTAGAGACACGCACGCGCGGGCGCGGCAGTTGCCCATTGCCGTTGTATTCAAATCCATCCACCTCAATAGGAAGCGCCGTGTATGGATTGCCCTGCCAGTACACATCGCCAACAGCAGTCTTTTGATTGACACCAGCATGAAAGCGAACGATATCGCTACTGCCATGTAGTTCTTGGCTTAGATGCAGCTCAAACAGCTCGATAATTGCATAGGGGCTTGAGCTAAGCAGCTCGCGGAATATCTCGCTCATGGTTCGTAGACCTCCGCAAATGTTGCCGTAATTGTGTTGTTATTGCAATTGAGCATATCCATATTCCATTGACCGCAAATATACTTACCAGCACCTCCACGGGGCGGTGTCCAGTCGAATGCCTCAACCCCGCCACGAGCTTCTAAAAATGCAAGAATGTTTTCTCTCTCAGCATCAGTTCGGTTGAGGAAGGTCAGTCGCCAAGACTTTGGATCAGTATTTAGGCCATAGCGCAGACGTTGGCTGTAGCCATCGCCGAACTGGGTAGAACGCACCTTGGGCTGACTTTCCTCAGTGGCTGTAAAACTGGGGATATAGGTGAATGTAGCCATTAGGCGAGCAAGCCTCCAGGGCGCTTCTGTTTGATCAATTCTGCCTGCACTGCCGCGCCAACGACACGGCCCAGTGCATTGGCATCAGGTTGGTTGCCTTGAACGCTTGAACCGCTGGCATCTACGTTCACAACCACGTTGGTGGTGCCACCGCCACCGGAAACGCCCAGCTTGCCATCCCGGCCACGCTTCAGCGGAATGATCGCTTCAGGTCCCGCTTCACCCATCAGCCCAAAACGACCACTGCCGCCATCGGCGTATTTAAACAGCGTCGGCTTGCTGACGATGCCGCCCATCGCGAAGGGTTGGATGCCGTTTTTAGCAAATGCCATGCCGTTGGCAGCGACAGCAGCAACTGGAATAGTTCCACCGCCAGGCGTAGGGAAGAGCTTGCTGATAGCCGAAATCGCTTGATTGATCACGTAAATTTGAATCAGTTGACGAGCAATGTCTCGCAATACGGTTGCCGCAATTTGGCGCAAGCTGTTGCCCCAGTTTTCGGTGCCATTGATCAAAAGATCAAATGACTGAGTGAATCCCTGCTGCAGTGGATTCAGAACCGCGTCCTTGAGCTGCTGCGCGTCTTGAATCGCTTTGTTGCGCTGTTCATTTTGAATTGCAAGTTGCTGATTTTGCTTATTAAGGATGTCTAGATTTTGAAGCTCAAGATTATATTGCTCACTTACTGCGTCAGCATTTTGACCTTGGTTGATAAGCGCTTGAGCCTGAACCTGCAATCGACGTTTCTGCGTCTCGTAGGACTGCTGCAAAGTCGTCAGCTCTCTGGCTATCGTCGGTTCGTGGCCTTCGCTTAGGTATTTGATCTGCAATTCAATTTCGCGAGTCTGATCCTGCAGTGTCTTGTAGGTATCTCGACTGGTTTGAGTGATTTCGGATAGGGCCCCGAATTGTTCTTGCAATTGATTTTGATTAACCTGTTGAATCTGCTGCTGAGCGCCTTGCCGTCTTAACTGCGAAGTAGGAGCGGCACTGGGAATCACTTGTGCAAGCGGACCAAGAGAGCCGATAGATGCGCTGGCAATACTTTCAAAATTGCTAGCTAAGCGCGAAATGCTAAATTCACGGACAGGTAGCGCACTTTGCCTGCCTTGAGTCTGCTGAGAGAGCTTCCGCAGGAGTTGTTCAAGATTTACATCAATTCGTTGAATTTGCTGTGGCACTTCATCTGCTTTAAGACCGCTATAAACTGGTCGGCCCCTAACGAACCCAGAAGGTTCACCAACTGGCTGCAGCCCAAACTGAGTTCGCTGCTGATTTAGACTGGTCCTTTGGAGAATTTGAGAAACAATTTGAGCGGCAAGAGTCAGTCGCTTTGCACCAGCGCCGCTGCCTTCTTCGATGATTTTTGCAGATGCTTTTGAGAAATCACGCTGAATTTCGCCTACACGTTTTGCGTAATTTTCGTTTGCCTCTGCAATTTGTTTTGCGGTATTTTTTTGGAAATCTGCAATTGTGCGTTGCTGAGTGAGCTCTTTATCAAGTAGATCTTCCTCGATCTTGATCCGATCCTCAGTGGCGCGTTGATTAATTTCAGCTGCCTTGCGCTCCGCTTCAATAACCTCAGGATCCCCGCCAGCCGCAAGTCGACGTAAACGATCTAATTCGCCAGCACCAAACTCCATCTCGCGACGAGTGCGCTCAATATCGCGCTCAACCTGACGGCGCTCATCGCCAAGCTGGCGCTCAATCTGCGCCGCTTGCTCAATCGCGTTTTTTCTGATCTTTGCAATTTCCTCTTCCCGTTGACGGCGAGCGTCAAGCAAGGCCTCTTCTCTTTGCTCTACTGCTTGCAAGTATTGCTGGCCAAGTTTTTCCTTCTCTGTCTTAGCTTCATCGTCTTGACGCTCCTTTCGCTCTTTATTGGTTTCTTTTTCAATTAGACGAAGCTTGACGAGCGCTTCTTCAAGAATTTTCACTTCTTTAGTCGCTTCTGAAACCCCCGGAAGAAAATCAGCCATAAAGCCAAGTCCAGGGAGGACGCTTTTTCGCAGCGCAGTTTCGCGGCTGCCGGCTTCAAGCAGTGCTGTTTCAAGTTCTTGAATTGACATTTGTCCACCAAGCACCTGTTCCTGGTAGAAGCCAGCGCCAGGCTGAATTGCCTTCAGCTCAATCAATTTGTTAATGACTCGATCAATACCTCGGATGGATCTGGCCGCAAAATCTTGAAAAGCGGCGCCACTGGGACCAAGCGCATTGCCGATATTCTTCTGAAGATTTTTAAGCGCACGATCCAAGCGCGCTCCAGCCTGCTCTGGTGAATCGGCAATAATTTGCGCAGTGCGTCCGTATTTTTTAAGAGAAAATTCAACAAATTTTACGAATTGAGCCAATGTCACCTCACCGGACTGGAGGTCAGCGTCTAATTCCTTAGTGCTCTTACCGCTTGATTCAGCGAACAACGCAAAGGCTCCAGCCAAACGTTCGCCAATTTGACCACGCAATTCTTCCGCGCTTACTTTGCCTTTGCTAAATACCTGAGCAGCAGCAACAAGCGCCCCATTAACATCTTGAATACTTCCACCTGTCGCAAGGACTGAAGCAGTAAGCCCCTTAAACGTGTTCTCGGCATCTTTAATAGTGCCACCAGACCCAATTACCGCAGCAGAAAGCTTCGTGAATTGCTGCGTGCTTTGAAGGACAGGGATGTTGAATTGCTCTGAAGTTGATTCAATTGCCCTTAGGGCTGCCTTGTAGTCCTCAAAGCTGTAGACAACACCTTGCAAAGCAAGCTGCAGTCTGCGAATTTCTGCCGCATATTCTGCGGCAGCTCCAGCAGCCTGCCTCAAAGCACCGAGTTGAGCACCTCCAGCGGCGCCAGCGAATGCCCCTCCAACGGGTCCGAGCCCCGGAATCGCGAGGCCAGCAGCAAAACCACCAAGGCCACCCAAAAAACCTTCGGGGCCGCCGAAAATGCCGCCGGAAATTACAGCACCGGCTGCCTGAACGGCTTGCCCTGCTGTAAGACGACCACGCCGCTTTCGATCTCTTGCTTCAAGCTGACGATCAAATGCCGCAAGCTCATCCTTGAATCCTTTTTCCCTGACTCGACCTTCAAGCTCAAGGCCATCGAGCATCTTGTCGATTTGGATTTGATCATATTTTGATTGAATCTCAACACGACGAAGACGCGCGTCTTCGTAAATGCGATTGACATCATCCATCGCGCGCTCAATGGATTCTTGAGCTCGACGACCAGCCTCAGGAAACGGCTGCGGGCCAATTGGCGTGGGATATGCAGCCTCTTGAACGCGAATGCGACCAGGCGTTCTTGCGCCTGCCGCGATCATTGCACCGGTTACAGGATCCCTGTAACCACCGACGCCAGGGGCCGTGGGTCCTTGCGTTCTGTAATACTCTTGAATTCCGGCGAGCTTGCCCTCTCTGCGCTCAACCCCAGCCTGAGCGATGTCAAGCTTCCGAAATGCTTCTGCAGTGCCAGTGAGTTCAGCGCGCAATTCACGCTGAATACTCGCCATGCGATTTGAAACCTCAACATATCGAGCACTTCCGCGTTCAACATTTGCTAGTTCTCCAGCAAGCTCAGAAAGTTGCTGTTCAAGAGCGGCAGTTGTATTTGGGAGCCCCGGCAGTCTTGAAGGATCTGCATAACCGCCCTGAAAAATAGGACTTTGGAATGCCTTAAAGCCGGCGATAACTTCAGCACGACCGGTTCTGCCTGCTTGAGTGACAGAGAGCAGTCGGATGCGCTGCAAAGTCTCAAGATATTTTTCAGAATCAAAACGCAACCCACTCAGGCCACGACGAAGTGTCGCAATCTGTCCACCAATTACTTCCGGTGTGGCACCGAAGCCAGCATTGAGAGTGCGATTAAATTGCGCCGCTTCATTACTTAAATTGTTTAGCTTTATCTTGGCATTATCGATATCCTTTTCAAGCTGAGTAAAAGCCGACGACCCTGGACGAGCCTGTCTTTGCAATTCAGTTAGCGCGCGAATCTGCTGCTGCAATGCCTGAGCATTGCGCTCAGAAGCGCTTGTTGCTCGAGCTATTGATTCTCTTTGTTGATCGATTGCCGCACTGCTACCGCGAAGCTCAGTTTCAAGCGCCGCAATACTGCTGGTTAATTTGTTGTAAGTAGAAGAGCCAATCTCTGCCTGTCCACGCAAACCCTTAAATGCTTCTAGCTGCCCTCGAATGACTTGCTCAGTTCGGCTGCTGGCATCTCCAAATTCAATAATGCTTTTGCGCGCTTTCTCGATAGTTGCATTAGATGGACCGATCGACTTTTCAAGCTCGCGAAACGAACTCTTCAGCTTGTCCAGGCCCTCAAAGCCCTGGATGCCAAGCTTGACGAGAATTTCGCTGACTTGCTTGCTAGCCATCCGAGCCCTTGGCCAATTCGCTTAATGCCGCAGCCTCCATTATCTGAAGACCTTCAAGCATCTCGCGGCGATTCTCCACATTGTAGAGGTCAAACAACCCGCCAGCACACAGCAACACGTCATATCGCAAGCCCATGTAACCAGCCATCGTGGTTGTCCACTGCGTTTGCATGCGCAGGAACATCATCACAATATCCCAGTTCTCGTCCCATACTTCAAAATCAGCCGACTCCTCCTTCGGCTGCTCGGGTAGGACGATGCCAAACGCAGCAGCGTCCTCACCCGATTTATCTTCTACTCTCTTGCCACCGCCTGCCCAGTAGACGGCAGCCTCCTTCAGTTTCCCTGGCGGCCGCCCTCAAACGTCTCGGTGTAAGCCTTCAGGACACCGCGAATCCAATAGGGATCATCACTGAATTCACGCATCGCCTCGATCGAGAACGGCACCTC